CACTGTTTAATAATCTAAAAGTTATAAGAAAAGCTTCTGATGGTAGTGTTTTAAATCAGGTACGTGTTCCTTTAGCCTATGGGCCAAAACAAAAATTCCTTGCACGTTTAGACCAGGAAACAGGTTTTGATGCTCCTATGGCAATTAAGTTACCTAGAATGGCATTTGAAATTACAGGATTGGCAATTGATTCCACACAAAAATTACAAAAACGAAATAAAATAGCAGAGGAACATGGTTCTGATGTAGGTAAAAAGAAAACCATAAAACATCATACTGCTTATAATATTGAAATGTCATTATATATTATGGCAAAAAACCAAGATGATGGTTTGCAGGTTGTAGAGCAAATATTACCTTATTTTAGTCCAGAGTATAATGTTACAATAACACCAGTTGAAGGTTTTGCCCATAAACAAGATGTTGCTGTAATATTGAATAGTGTTGCAATTGATGACCAATACGAAGGAGATTTTGTAGAGCGAAGAGTATTAATATATCAATTAGACTTTACAATGAAAATGAAATTTTATGGTCCTACAAGCGACCAAGGTATTATTAGAGAAATTAATATTGATTTCCATGATAAAGATAATACGGCTTTATTATTTGAGGAAATGGATTTTACCATAGGCTCAACTGATACAGAGGATAGTTATACTGTGACTACAACCATAACACAAGATGGTACTGAATAATGGATAAAAAAGAAAAGATGATGGCAAACCTAGATAAAAATTTGCCAGAAGTAAAACAAAATAGACCTATTAAAATAGATAAAGATGTGAAAGATGATTATGATTTTTCTCGTAAAACTTATAAGGATTTAATATACACTGGAACAAGGTCGATGGATGTCCTGGCCGAATTGGCTCGTGAATCAGAACACCCAAGAGCCTTTGAAGTGTTATCACAAACAATAAAAAATATTGGTGATACCACAGAAAAGTTAATGAATTTACAGAAACAGAAAAGAGACTTGACCCAAGAGGAAAGAGAAGAAGCGAAAACAGTGACTAATAATAATATGTTTGTAGGAAGCACTGCTGACTTACAAAGGTTATTATTAAATAAGGATAATGTAATAGATGCAGAGAGTCAAGAATAATGAATTTGGTTACCTAGGTAATCCAAATGTCAAAAGAGATGGAGTCGAAACTTCTTTTACAAAGGAAGAAATTCTTGAGTATAAAAAGTGTATGGATGACCCAGCTTATTTTGCCAAAAAATATGTAAAAATTATTTCACTTGATGAAGGATTAGTACCATTTAACTTATATCCTTACCAAGAAAAAATGTTTAAACATTTTAAAGACAATAGATTTAGTATTGTTCTTGCTTGTAGGCAGAGTGGTAAATCAATATCATCTGTTGTATATCTATTATGGTATGCTGTATTTCACCCAGAGAAAACAATTGCAGTATTAGCAAATAAGGGTGCTGTTGCAAGAGAGATGTTGGCAAGGATAACACTTGCATTAGAAAACCTTCCTTTCTTTTTACAGCCTGGTTGTAAGGCTTTAAATAAAGGGTCGGTAGAGTTTAGTAATAATTCGAAGATAATAGCTTCGGCTACATCAGGAAGCTCAATTAGGGGTTTATCCATTAATTTACTTTTCCTTGATGAGTTTGCATTTGTTGAAAACGATGCACAGTTTTATACTTCTACATATCCTGTGGTATCTGCTGGTAGAGATACACAGATTGTGATTACTTCTACAGCAAATGGTATTGGTAATATATACCATAAGTTATGGGAAGGAGCTTCACAAGGAACAAATGAATTTAAACCATTCCGTGTTGATTGGTGGGATGTTCCAGGTAGAGATGAAAAGTGGAAGCAAGAAACCATAAACAATACTTCGGAATTACAGTTTGAACAAGAGTTTGGAAATACATTCCATGGTAGAGGTAATACTCTTATAAGTGCAAATCATTTATTAGCACAACAGAGTAGAGACCCAGAGTTTTATAAGGAAAATATCTTTATATACAAACAGCCTGAAAAGGACCATGAATATGTAATGACCGTTGATGTTTCAAAGGGTCGAAACCAAGATTATAGTACATTTAGTATTATAGATGTAACGAGTGAGCCTTTTGAACAGGTATGTGTATTCAGAGATAATAATATATCTCCAATGCTCTTACCAGATATAATATACAAATATGCGAATGAATATAACGAGGCATATGTTGTAATTGAAAGTAATGACCAAGGCGGTGTAGTATGTAATGGTTTATATTACGATTTAGAATATGAAAATATGTTTGTGGAATCCACAGTCAAGGCAAATGCTTTGGGTGCCACAATGACAAGAAGAGTCAAAAGGATTGGTTGTTCAAGTGTAAAAGATTTGATTGAACAGAAAAAGTTAATCGTATACGATGCACAAACAATCATTGAGATGAGTACTTTTGTCAGTAGAGGAAGTTCCTTTCAGGCATTAGCACCAAATCATGATGACCTAATGATGAATTTAGTTTTATTTGCTTGGTTTACAACAACAGATGTATTCCAAAATTTAACTAATATTGATATGAAAAACATGTTATATAAGGAACGCTTGAAAGCAATCCAAGATGATATGTTACCATTTGGTTATGTGGAAAGTGGAAATTACGAAAAGGATAAATATACAAAGGACGAACAAGGAAACATTTGGTTCGAAGCAGAATGGAAAGGTTCACAGAATTTTTAACAGAGGCTCCAGTAGAAGAGCCAATTAAAATGCAAGATTTGCATATCGCCGTACTTGGTCTAGGAGACGAAGAGGGAACCTTTGCGGATTTAATTCAGAAGACTGTTAAGAAGTATAATATAAAAAGTACAATGATTGATGTCCAAGAAGCATTTATTGCCACAAAGGACATTGATATTGGAGAGGTTACCATTAATAATATAGATGGTAAAGATACAGAAGTTAAATTATCCATGCATAATTGTCTTGTCTTTGTTAGAGCAGGAGCGATAAAAACACTTACTGCTCAGGCTCTGGTATCATCATTACAAACAATTGGCTTTTTTCTTGTAAATGATTTGGAGACAATGTTGGTCTGTGATAATAAAATGTCAAATACAATTGCATTAGAACGAAATAATATATCAGTACCAAGAACATCAATTATTAATAATGTTAAATCAATAGAGCAAGCACATAAGAACATTGGTGGTAAATTTCCAGTTATTATTAAAACACTAAAGGGAACACAGGGTGTTGGTGTATCAAGAGTAAATGATATGCCTTCTTTAATATCTGTGGCACAATCTCTTTGGAAGTTTGATGCAGATTTATTAATACAAGAATATTTTGATTTAAAGTCAGATATTCGTACACTACTTGTAAATGGTAAGATAATAGCAAGTGCTGAAAGAGTTAAGGTAAATAAAAAAGATTTTAGAAATAATGTCCATTTAGGTGCAGAAACTTTACCTTATATATTATCACCCGAAGAAAAAGAACTAGTTATCAACTCGGCAAGAGCTGTTGGTGCAGCATATTGTGGTGTAGACCACTGTAAAGTTGGTAAGAATTTATATGTATTAGAAGTGAATGGTTCACCTGGTATTCGTTCACACTTTATGGGATATGACGATAACCAGGAACATACAGATAAAATATCGGCAGCGCAAACACTAGATAAAATAATAAAATTATTTGGTAAAGAGCGACAAAGAAGGCCATACATGCGACAAGAGGTTGGTTACATTGAAAGTATTATATTTGATGGCATGGAAGAAAATCCAGTCAGAGCTAAATTTGATACAGGTAACTCTGCCTCAGCAAGTATGTTACATGTTGATAAAATGAGTATAGAAGGGGATACGGCAATATGGGAGAAGAACGGTCATAAATTTGAAAGTGAAATTATTGATATATCTGAACCATCTCGAGGTATGGAACCCTTTGATAAAAGACCAGTAATAGAACATGGTATTACATTTAATAATAAAAAATATGTCGTAGAGATAGGATTAACTGAAAAAGATACAGCGTCAGAGATGTTAGTAAACAGAAAACTTATGACCAAGTTAAGAATTTCAGTTCATCCGAATAGATTATTTATGGTAAGTAATGTTGCTCTACGCAACGATGATAACGATCACTAATAGGATATATTATATTATAAATAATACCATTGATTATTCGTATTATGAAAACATATTAACTAACTCAATAACATAGAGGATAAAGCGATGGCATTTCAAGTATCACCCGGCGTCGAAATTAAAGAAATCGATGCTACAAATGCAGTCCCGGCAGTATCAACCAGTATTGGTGGATTTGCAGGAGCATTTAATTGGGGTCCGGTTGAAGAAATAGTAACAATAGGTTCTGAAAATGAACTTGTTGAGAAATTTGGTTCACCAGACGACAATACAGCAAAATACTTTCTCGTAGCTGCGTCATTCTTAAAGTATGGAAACGCACTGAAAGTAGTTCGTGCTGCATCAGGTCACGTTAACGCGACTTCTGATGGTAGTACAGGACAACTCATTAAAAATGAAGATGACTACGATAGTAATTATTCCACTGGCTCGTTGAGTGTAGGTAATTGGACGGCTAAATACCCAGGAGTTTTAGGAAATAGCTTAAAAGTGTCAATGATTACTCAGGGAATTACTTCCTTTAGTTCATGGACATATGCAAGTTCTTTTGATTCTGCACCAGGTACATCTGACTACGCGTCAGGTCTTGGTAAAACATCTGCAAACGATGAATTGCATATCGCAATCATTGATGAAGATGGTGCAATATCAGGAACTCCAGGTACTATATTGGAAACTTTTGGTTTCCTATCTCAAGCTTCTGATGCTAAAAAATCAGATGGTACATCAAACTACTATAAAGATGTGATTAATTCACAATCTTCATATGTTTGGTGGACTGACCATGATTCATCATTATCAGATGCTGGAGAAACTATAGCAGCCAACACTTCATTTACCACTAACTCAGCCGCAATCGAAGCTTCATTCGGTGGTGGAACCGATGATAACGCACCAACAGTAGGTGAAATTGCATTGGCATATGACCTTTTAGAAGATGCTGAAACAGTAGATGTAAATCTATTATTTGCAACTCCGGACGCCGACGGCGCTGAAGATATTGCAGAGGATTTAATATCTATTGCAACAACACGTAAAGATTGTATGGCATTTGTATCACCTCCATTAGAAGACACAGTAGGTAGTTCAACACCAGCTGCAGATGTTAAGGCATTCGCAGATGGATTAACTTCTACATCATATGCTTCTTGTGATTCTACAGCACTATATGTATACGACAAATATAACGATGTATACAGATGGATTGGAGCTGCAGGTCACCAAGCAGGATTATGTGCTAATACTGATTCAGTAGCAGACGCATGGTTCTCACCAGCAGGTGTAAACAGAGGTCAATTATTAGGCGTAACAAAACTTGCATTTAATCCTAAGAAAGCAGATAGAGACACATTATATAAAGCAAGAGTAA